TTCTATAACTTTAGTTATTTCAGTATCTGTTGCCTTTGCGGCTTCTAACTCTTCATTCAATATTACATTTAAAATGGATGGGTGATCCACTATTATCTTCCAAGATAATGAACCTTTTCTGCTCGAATTATTAAATGTGTAAATTGGTTCGGGTCTACCTAAGAAATTATTGTCAGTCCAATTAGTACTAACACTTTCATCAAAACTTAAATCGTATGGAGGAAACCACATAATTCTTCCACCATTAGGTCCTCTTTCACATGCTGGTAAATCTTCATATGTAAAATCTTTTTTATTAGATGATCTCCATGCAAGATTTTCCAAAGAAAACATATATTTTTTAACTTTTCCATCAACAATATTTGTTGACTCGTTGCCTAACCACGGAGCAATATTTAAATTATACGTATTATCTAATACCGAATAACTGTACTTTCTAATGTTACCGTCAACTTTTTGTAACTCATCATATGTCATGTATGGTCTATCTTTTGTAAATAATCTACAATATTCATATCCTTTGACTGTTGGTGTTTTTTCATCAACTGAGTTTGGTGTTGTATATCTTATAACTCTAGAACCTTTAGTTAATTCTATATAACCGTCATTGAAAACTTTAGAAACTTGGTTTATTGCGTTACCAACATGTTCTAATTTGTTTTTAGATAGTGTGCCTGCGTCTATAATTTTTTGTGTAACATCTAAAAGCGACCCTTGGGTAAATTCATTTCTTGTTGATTTTGTAGGGTCATAACTACTACTTATTTTAGTAAAATTAAATGCACTGTTATCATCAAACGCACTACCTAGTGGTCCTGCAAATTTTCCAGGTACCATCCAATTTTCTCCATTAGCTGCTTGAGATATCCAAGTTAGTCCGACTTGAAGCCCATTTAAACCATCAAAGTATGATCTAGAATTTAAACCAAAAAATGAATTACTTAAAATCTTACCTTCATATTCTTCGCCAACTTTTCCATATGAAAAAACCGCCATGTTTGAACTAATACCATCTCTTTGACTTTCTGGTAGTTCTTCGGATGGTGATACAATATTTTTAATAAAATTTTTGTTGTCTCCAATATAAAATTTACCTTTTGGTGCTAGTAAAAGAGAATTATTTGCATAATCGGGTCTATAGTAATTAAATGATAATTGTCTAAATAATATGTTTTTAGTTGGTGTTGATGTAAATTCTATTAATGTTTCAGATGCAGTGTCATTAGCCGGTCTATTATTGTTAAAAAATGGCCCTCCTGAACCTCCCAAAACAGAAAGTGCATTATTGGCTAATGTGTTTTCTGAATTAACTCTACCAGGGTAATCAAAAAGTTCACCAACAATATATGAGTAAGGACTATAAAGTCCCGCTAAACGAGCAGCAAAATTTATAGCGTCACCAACTAAGGTTCTAGGTGAAGTAATTGCGTAATTCAAAGACAGTAGTGGTATGTTACCCGTTAAAATGCCAGCAGCATCAAATGGGTCTAAATTAGGTTTTGCAGAAATTTCTCCTGTATCTGGATCTATACTTGATTCTATTGCATTTACACTACCTAGAGTTTGTTGTAATATTTCTGCGTTAACTCTAAATTTAAATTCTTTTTGTAATTGCTTTGCGCCCAAATTAGCTAAATTAGAATCTTGAGATAAACTACCATCAGAACCACTTGGGTTATCACTTATTAAAATGCTATATGGCGTGTATTCTGAAGGTAAGAAAACATATGTGGAATCACTTTTCAAGTAAGGTGAACCTGTGGTTTTTATTGGTAAGTCGGGCACAAAAACAAGTTCTGGATTTCCATAAGTGGTACCTTGTGGCACATAAATATTGTTACCGTATGCTTCGGATTCTTTACCTTCTCCAACAATTTCTAATATACTATCTATTGTATCAGGAAAACCATACTCACCTTCATTTTTATTTGTTTGTAAATTATCATTTATTGTAACACTATTTATAGGAATGTCTTCTGGACCATATTGGTTACTACCAATAAGTGTTGGTCTATTTAAAACTCCTCCTTCTTCAAGAGGACTTTTTATTGTATCAAAATAATTATAATTACCTTCGTTAGAACCAAGAATAAAATCTCTATTAATATTATACCTTGTCAATCCATAATCGTCAGTATTTTCAGGGCTATACTTATTTTTTATTATTAATTTTCTTTCCTGTTCGTCACCAATTTGTTCTAAATAATTACCAAGCGTATCATTGATGTCATATTGCCCGCCACCTGTTGTAAGTATTGTCTGATCGTCGTTAATATTCCAAACAGTATATCCAAAACCAATGCCTGGTGGGTTAGTCGGTTTATAAACATTTTTAGTAATCAAAGTAATTTCTTGAGCATTTCCAATTATCCCTAAATTACTTTGTAATGCGTCATTAATATCGTATATTCCGTATCCTGTTGTGAAAATAGTTTGATCATTATTAATATACCAAACAGTTTCTCCATAGTCTTTAGGTGGGAATGGTTTGTAAACATTTTTAGTTTTATGAAAAACTTCTTGATCATTTCCTATTTGATATAAATAACTTTCGATAGTATCGTCAATAGTGTAGGTACCTCCACCCATACTTAGTATGGTTTGATCATTATTAATAAACCATACAGTGTTTCCGTAATCTTCAGGACTCTCAGGTTTATATAAGTTTTTTACCTTGTGAAAAACTTCTTGGTTATTTCCGATTTGATATAAATAACTGTTTAAAGTGTCCTCAATATTATATTCACCATTACCTACTGTTAGAATATTTTGATCGTTATTAATATACCATACTGTACTACCAAAATCACCTAAACCAATAGGTTGATAAACATTTTTAGTTATCAAAAACATTTCTTGATCATCACCTTTCAATTCTAATTTACTACCGATTGTTAGTGGGTATCCATAATTGCCTAAATTTGAATTAGTTATGAATGTATTATTAATATTAATGGTTTCTCCATAATCATTTGTACCGTTTGCCGGTCCATAAAGATTTTTAATGTATAATAAACCTTCTTGTTGATTTCCTATTGTTTCTAAATCACTATTAATGGAATCAGTATATGTATACTCACCTTCATTTGGTCTGTAATTTAAATCTATATTAATATTTACTGAATTACCAAAAACATTTTGGTTTTCAGGTCCATATTGATTTTTAATTATTAAACTTATTTCTTGTGGGATTGAAATTGATTCTAATGTAGGTGAATCTGTGATTGCATAGTCAACTAACTCAAATTCTTTTGTTTGTATTTTATCAGTATAATTAAAAGAACCGTCAACCTTATAGGGTGGTAAATTTCTTGTTAATAGTTTTTTTCTAAAATTTTCTGACGAGTTAAAAGATAGTGGACTCTCCATTTATTTTTGTTTTTTTATAAATAGACTGATTTAAGATTTTTACGCTAAAACTCCTTTTGTTTTTTTGTATGCCTCTAATTTATATAGTACAGTATCCATAATTTGTTTTTGTACTTCAGGTCTTTGGAACATTTGAGCGATTGCACCACTATCTCCGTTAATAGATCCACCTATATTTAAATTAATATCGATTTTACCTGACATTCCAGAACCATTAAGTATTTTATCTAAATTAGTTCCAACAGCAACTTGATCGTCAGCCAACCCCTTATAAAGTTGTCCTTTAGATAATAACATAGGTGCACCATTTGCAGGAAAAAAAGCGTCATTCATAGGAAAACCAGATAGTGAAGGTAGTGTCATATTTTCAATACCTTGTAAAACCAATTTAAAAGTATCTGCAGCAGTACTATTTGAAATTGCACCTTCTGCTGGTTTATTTTGATTTGCTGCTCTAGTTAAATCTAATTCTTTTCTTGTTACAACTTCAGGGGCTCCTTTTGTTACTTTGGCACTTTCATCTGCCATATACTTGGTAAATCCGCCCTGTTCTTTTGTCAAATCTTCAATTGACTTTTCTAAACTTTTTCGTTCCGCAGGGTCCATATTTCTTAAAATCGCCTCCTTAATTACATTAACATCTCTTGCTTGTTCTTCTGAAATTGTCATGTTTTCTATTGCAATATCTCTTTCGGATTTTCCTGCCATTTTTTGATATTCCTCTAGTTTATCAGTAAAAGTACCGTCTCTAAGTAATTCTTCTAAAGTTCTATTACCTTCTTCGTAACCAGGTAAATCAACAGTAACTCTACCACCAGGTTCAATTTGAGCAAGTCCTGATATGACATCTTGACTTTCTTCAGATAATCCACTCATATCAAACTTATCTTTCAAATAATCCATTTTTGCCGCTTGTCTACCTGTATTAACTAAATCTTCTAAATTCGCACCTGTTAGTTTTGCTTGTTGTCTTAATCGATACATGTCTTCTGTTGCTATGTCGAATCCTCCAGTTTCTTTGTTGAATGTCATTGCGGCCTTTGTTGATTTCACAAGTTCTTCCTGTAAACCAGCTACGTCGTTTTGTGCCATATACATTAGTTGGAATGGGTCAGCCAATTTACCAACAGCACCACCTAACATTTGAAAATTTGCGGCTAATTCTATTGCCCCTTCAGGATCTAAACTAGTATCTTGTACTTTCATTGCACCAATCGCCTCCATACTTGTCCTCAATTGTTGCGCCTGTTTGACCATTTTGGCTAACCCATCAACACCGGATTTAAAACCAAAACCACTAATATTTTTCATATTTTTTTGGATTTCAGTAATATACCCTTTCGCGGATAACCCTGATTTTCTTGCGGTTTCAGATAATTCATGTATTTTATCAACGGCATCTTTTTGATTAAAGTTATATAAATCCATTTGTGCAACTAAACCTCCCACATCTTTAGCTGCCATTCCCGTTCCTTTACTTATTTCACCCATGGTGGTAATCACATACTCGGACACCATAGTCATTCTTCCCATTCCATCAGCGAGTGCAGACACAAGTTCACTTGTTTCTTTAAAGGTCATTCCTAATTCTATTAAACCACCTTGCCCTCCTGATCCATAGTATGCGTTTTTTATGTTAGAAGCAAATTCGCCACTCGTATCAATCATATGAGCAACTCCACCCATAGATCTTTCAATAGATTTAGTGAGTGATTCTTGGGCTATGGCCATTTTGTTAATTTCCTGAACAAATGTTTTTAAAGAATTAGCATCAAGTGGAAAAACAAACTTTGAAAACGCATCTTTTAAATCCGTTAATTGATCAATAAACGCACTTTGGGCTTGATATGGGTTAGTACCGCCCTGAACAGGATCTGCACCTTGAGCATCAACATTATTAGTACCTGCTAAAAACCACATCATAATTATAATTTATTTATAAATAGGTATTACTGTCATTTTTGATATAAACTGTTAATCTTTTCTATGAAATAGAATCTTTCATAGGTGGGCATTTTCATAATATCTGAGTAACTAAACTTAGAATTATGAACAAGGTAAAAAATTTGATCTAAAAGGTGTTGTTTATATTCCGAAGAAAGGACGAAAAAATTCAACCCCAAAGGCAACTGACGTTGTCACCTTCTCTCCTGACGGGGCTATTATTTGTTTATTTAAATCTAAACCGGGTTCACATTCTTTTAAAAATCTTTTTAAATCTTTAGAATCGGATATTGGCATTTGTGTTATAAATTTAGCAATTTCACCTTTATCTCTAACACCATCAATCTCTACAATTTGTTTTTCTAATTTCTTAGTAACAACTGGCGCAATCATACCCTTAGGATATCCCTCCACAAGTTTGTCAATTTCATTTTGTTCTTTAAGATTTAATATTTTACACCTCACAGTTTTTTTAGTTTTTGGTAAAGTAAAACTAAATAATCCTTCCTCATCAGGTTCTTGTAGAGGTTTAACATAATTTAATTCATCTAAAACAATTGTTGTTTCAAATTGAAGATTAGTTGATGGATCCGTTAACCTTAAATGATAATCACTACCAAAAGCAGTATTTCTTAAAAAGATTAATATAGCCTGTATATCACAATCAAGCATTTGATTTACATCAAAACCTGGCTCATAAATTTTATTTTTAAGTAATGATAATACCAAACCTTCTGGTGGTGTATTTTGTGAACTTAAAATATTTTCATCCATAGCTGTTAAATATCCAACTTTTAACGATTCCTTTTTAGGTTTATAATAAATTCCTTTAGAAGGTAGTTTAACCACGTCGTGAGGTAGGTTAAAATCTTGTTGTCCATAAAATGCAGATTGATCCATAATAATTTTTTATTAAAAAATAAATGATTAATACCGTATGTAAACAAAAAACCCCACTTTGTTAGTGAGGTTCTTAAAAATATTTTTATATTTGTATTAGTAAACTAAAATACATCTATCTGGTCTAAGATTTGCTTTTACAGTAATTAACCCATCCTCACTATACCCTAATGAATCAAAATCAACACTAGTTAAGAAACATCCTTGTAGAATCCATTTTTCAACTGCAACTCCTGTTGGATCTAACATTTCTAAGTCAACATCTTTTTTGTATCCTGCAGCATAACCCATACGACCTGTTACAGATTCTGCGTGTAAACGAACCCATTCCATTAGGGCTTGTGAAGCAGATGGACCAATAGGGTCACGGAAGGTAACATCCATTGCTTCCCAATAGAATCTTCCTGCAACGTAGGTTGAGGTGTTTAAGAATGGAATCTCAACATCTTTAATTGTTACTTTTGGTCTTGTTGTTGATTCAACGTACCAAGAATTAATCCCCAAAGAAGATGGAAATGTTATTATAAACCTGTTTTTTCTTTTAGGTTCATATTGAAAGGGCATTTTCATTAATAAATCAGCCATGTTTTCTATTTTTTTTCTTTTTTATTTTATTAATAAATATCACTATTAAAATTTTTCTATTTACTTTAAATTATTTTTGTAATATTTCTTATTATAAGCATTCAGTAATTAATTATATTTTTCTTTTTTACCACCTTTAGTTAAAAATATATCAACTGGTTTTTCGTCAAACTCTGAAGATAAAAATTGATCCATTTTACTTACATTTCTTTCGTCATCATCTGAAAAACCAATTTTAACAAACTTTCTAACAAACTCTTCTAAATCTTCTAATGGTTCCGCCATACTTACATCATCTTTAAAAACCGGTTTTAAATCGTCTAAAGAAACTGAAGGGTCTTTTTCTAAAATATTTTGAATTAGTGTTTTTGCTTGTTCTCTACAATAAAAAACAAATTCCTTAATCGCTTTGTTTTTACCTTCTTCAGGAGAGGTTGCGCTTCCCTCACCAAAAGAAACAGGATGAAATTTACACAAACTTAAATAATCTTCTATAGGGTTCTTACTATTACCACCAGCTAAACTTAATTGTTCATACCTTTTTAGATTTCCCAATAAAGTGTTCTGACTAAGACCGTGTTTATTTGACAAAATAAGATTTAGAACACCTTCCTTCAATACTTCAGGGTTATGTCCCCTTGCGGTTATTATTGAAAAAATAGAACCACCATTTATACACTCAACAAAATCAGACCATGCGGGTCCTATTTCCGCAGTCATACTATCAATAATAAACTTTTTATTGCCTTGAGTCTTAAAGTTCCTGAAAGGGTCTTCAGCAAAAGAAACTATTTTTTTACCTTTATATTCGAATTCTTCAACACCTATTTTAAGCCTGTACTCGGCAAAATCTTCTGTAGACATACCTACTTCATTATCATCATCTGATACCATGATTTCTGTTGGCATAAACATAAGATTATCATCCCAATCAAATGCATAATATTTCAGATCAGGTCTAACATCTGTATTACTTTTGTCCCCTATTAAACCTTCACGTATTATTTTATTTCTTATCATTTTTGTTTTTGAATATTTGATAAAATTTTTTCTAATTGTTTTTCTGTAATAATAATATTTTGTTTTTTATTACTCATAATATTTTTTTCTTTTGAGTAATCTCCAACAGTCTCCTTAATTAATTTCTTTTTTATTTCCATTTTAAAATATTTTAAAATTATTATTTATATAAATATAAGGAGGACAATTTTGTCCTCCTTTTTTTTATACGTCATCAAATGATGCTCCGGTTGGTGTAATAACAAACTCGATATCTATGTATTCTAATGCTCTTGTCGGTTTCAAGAATATTTTACCAGTTAAAGTGTTTGAGTCTAAATCTTCAGGAGTGTTTGAAACAGTAACTCTAAAGTCGATTAACCCTCTATCCCTTCTGATTGAATCTAAGATTGGGTTTACTGAATCCAAGAAGTCTTGTCTTACTTTTTGATCGTTTTGTTCAAACAATAGTCTTACTGCGACTGCCGAAATAAGTTTACGTGCTTGTAGTAACAATCTTCTCACATTGATTCTATCAAGGGCAGATTCTCTTATTTGAAGTGTCTTATTACCCCAAATTACAGTACCTACATCAGAGAAAGTTGCGATAGGGTTGATTCTACCTTTATATAAAGTATCTCTATCATCCTGTGTTAATTTTCTTCTAGCCTTGATAGCGTTTACTAACCCTCTAGTGTAACCAGCTGACGCGAACCAAGGAAAGGCAATATTATCTGTTAATGCTAAATTTTTAGTTACTTCTGAAGTTGGTGGGATATAAATTTGAGTATTATTTACCGTATCTCTAGTTAATATCCATGGATAATAAGTTGCCGTGTAGTTAGAGTCTATACCCGTATCTTCTAGATTTTCTATTGCCTCTTGCGGGAATATCAGTAGTCCGTCATCTAATGTTGGTGAATATAAATCGAAATCAGGAGTAGTACATATGTAAATTGAATCTGCTCTATCATCTTCAATCATTTCAATAGCACTTTCAACTAAATTTGAATTATTTACATAATCAATTCCTGGTGTTGCAAATACATTAATATTTGTTGATTCAGGATTTGAGAATGTTTGTTGACCCCATAGATAAGAATAGTAATCTGTATTACCCCATGTCTCTTGATTAGGTCCTGAAATCTGTTTAAACGCCCCCCATCCTGACGCTGTTGGGTAAGTTATACTAGGTGCTGCTCCATATTTGTAACCTGTTTGACCTAACGCAAAGGTATCTTCATTAGTTCTGTATTCTCTATAAATGTCCCATCCATTAAAACCTCCATAAGGTATCAAAGTAAATTTACGTGTGTTAAGTTTAAAATATGGGTTATTACTATCGGGTTCAGAATTGAAAGATGCGATTCCTGTTTCGAATGCTGATTGACCTGAAGTTGAGAACCCATTAGTTATTGTAACAACAGTTGCACCACTATCTAAGTGGAATCCTTTTGTTCTGTAACCCCATGGAATCCCCGTTTCATCCGTTGCAATATCATTAGGTATTTGTTTTCCTTTATATTCAAAAAAATCATAATCAAAGCCTTGTGTGTTAGAAATACCTAAGTAAACTCTTCTTGGGTTTTCTCCTCCTGATATTCTTGCATTATCACCTCCACTTGGAGAACTAAATGGTGGATTAGAAGTCACGTCCCCTGGTTGAAAATATTTTTTCTTATATTCAATAAAAGGTGAGGTATTATTTTCATATTGTCTAAAAGTATACCCCTCGAATCCACATGGTAATGCGTCTGTAGGTGCTTCATCCGACATTTCTAACATCACATATTTAGATTTTACTCGGTATTCACCATTAGATGTACCAATTTTATTAGCAATATAATTATTTTGTGTTGGGTCTAATGAACAATTTGTAAAACTTTCAATTACCCTTACGTTTTGATCGTTGTCATAAAAATCTCTGACAATAACATCAAAAGTGTTTGTATTGAATGAAATGTTGATTATCGAAATTTTTACTAATCTGTTTGCTGCATTTCCGTCAGCAATTAAAACAAACTTGAATAATTTGTATACTTTAGTACCTCTTAACTCAGAAACTAAATAAGGAGTTTCAGGTGTTTGAAATCTTTCTAAAAAGTATGCAATTGAATTATTATAATTCAAATTTGTTGTATCTGTAACTCCCGGTAAATCTATCAAATCACAATTTAACCCTCTAACCTTACCTTGGTTGTACCCATTTCTAAGTAACGCAGGATAAACCTCTTCGACAAATAAAGGAACTTCGTCTCTATCTTTACCAAAATTAGATCTACCAAAAACTTTAGCCAAAAAGTTAGTACTTGATGGGTCCATCGAAGTTGTAAATTCAAATGTGTCATTATCCCTAGTAACCCCCGATATTTGAAAAGGTAAAAACGGATTTTGAGTAACTCCTGAAAATGTTCCTGTACATACCATTTGAACGTCAGAAGTACCTGTAACTTCGAATCTTGGTCCCGCCTGAGTGGTAGAATAGTTCGTAATACCTCTAGATCTTAAAGTACCAACAACAAGTTTGTCATAATCACTATAAGGATATGCCGAATAATTAGTTACATAAAAGCTAACTGACCCACTATATCCACCAGCAACATTAGTTAATTGTGCGATTGTTGAACCAAACCCTTGACCAAAATATGTTCCAGAGGTGTAGTCAAAAAGAGCGTAATACCAAGCATCATTTGTATATGCGGATAAATTAGCAGAACCAACGTTTATATTATCTACTGAAAGTGTGTTAGTATAAGCAGAAACAACTCCCGTACCATTCAAAGAAACTCCACTTAATAAACTTAGAGTTGACGAACTCAATGACCCCCAAACAATCGATGTACTCCCACTCAATGGTGAAGATTGATTATATAATGAAACCTGTGAAGATATATATGCTTCTAAATCATCATCTATTGAAGATGTCGATCCGTTATTTGTGGTATAGGTGTTATAAAAATTATTATTGTAATTTATTGCTGATGGTATTGTATTAGTGTATGTTACACTACCCCCTGTTGTTGCAGTAAATGTTACAGTATAAACGGTAGAGGGTGCACCTGTAACTGACACCGTTCCTGGATTCACATTACCAATTGCTTTAATAGACCAAGAAGGACCAGCATCATAACCTGACAGACCTAAAACTCTAGTGACAAAAAGTTGATTGGATTGTTGTAAGTAAGCTTTTGCAATATAAGCTAATTCATATTTAGGTATTTGTGTATTTACAAATTTTTCAGGACTCGTAGTTCCAAAATATGTTTGAAACTCGTCAAAACTTGAAATAAATATAGGTTCAAATGCTGGACCTGATAAAGTTTCCCCAACTAATCCTAAAGTAGTTACGCCCACGCTCTGAGCAACGAATGTTAAATCTCTTTCTGAAGTATATACTCCAGGTGAAACAAAGACTTTATTTGATGATGCCATTTTTTAAATAGTTTTTTTATCTTTTATTTTATATATAAATACAACATCAAAACGCAAAATTCTTAATCAAAAACATCAAAATTAAATACAGTATGAAAAAAGTCTACCTTTTTTCTACCACAAAAATATTTATTTAAAATGAAAAAAATAAAAAATATAAAAATATCAGAAGATTCTCACAAACTATTAAAAGAATATTGTGAAGATAAAGGTATTAAAATTTTTAAATTTATAGAAAATTTAATTAAGAAAAATTGTACTAAAGAAAAAGATATTTATGGCGAATAATTATAATAAATAAGAAGTCACATAAATTGTGGAGGTCTGAGTATTGTCTTGTTTTATAACAATTAATTTTAAAGTATCTTTTGTTGTTATTTGAATTGTTTCCAAATTGTCTCCAACATAGTTATTATTTATATATACAGAATAACTAGAAACATTATCAGTTCTTTCTATTTTAAAGTCGGCAGTGTAATTAAATACTTCACTTATCTGTGTAACTCCACTAACAAATGTTATGTTTAAATCAAAGTTATCGGGTCTTGGTGGTTTGTATTCTATTTTTCTTTTTCTATTTTTAGTATTAACTTCAAACATAGTAACGGCTCTAGTTATTGCCGGTGAAACTTGAAACTCCTCTTCATCTATTAAAAGACCCTTTAAAGTTATTTTATAATTTGCAATATAATATTTTCTTTTTTCTAATTCCTTAGATGACTCATCAGAGACATCGTCCATAATAACCGGTAAATAATGACCTTTTACATTAATATAAGCCTGTTTAGAAGTAAAAGTTTGCATGAATATTTTATTAAACTCATTCAATTCCCTCATTCTATTACAAAAAAGTTTTATATTATACCCAATATCAACGGGTATTGGTTGCGGTATTTTATAAACATCGGCACCTTTTCTTTGACCGTCCCAAGTTGGAACAGTGTAATAATAAAAATGTTTTCTCTCAGGAATATTTGCTAATCCACCTTGTAAAGTACCGTATTTTACTTCAGGCATTCTTACTGTAGTTACAAATGGTAGTTTTATGTTTTTATCTAAATCGTTGAAATTCCAAGTAGTGGTAAATTGAGCCCAATTTTGATTTGTAATTATTTTTTCAATAGTCGGAACTTTTTTACCGTCAACAACTAACTCAAGTCTCTGTTTAACAAAATCTAATATTCCTTTATCTAGGTCTGCGTGTAGAACCCCTTTAGGTAAAAAGGTTCCGTCATCAGTCACTAAATCCAATAACTCTTGTCTTCTTTCCTTACCTGTTTTATCAGGTACTAACGGTAAATGTTTTTTTATTTTTTTTGGTAATGCCATTATAACCCTTTAAATTCATTATCGTTTACTGGTGAGGCGATTATTGATCTGTAAAATCTTTTATAACCTCCATAAGTATGTTTGTTGTCAGTAAAAACCCTACCATCATTTACTACAGAATAATATCTAACCCTGTCTTCAGTTTCGTAGTATCCTATATAATCACCATATTCAATATCAATATTAAGTTCATCCAAATGGGTTTGGTAAACACCAATTTTCAAATTACCTGGTTCCATTTGTGAAAGTTTTGATGATCCATAATCAATGTTTGATGGGGATTCAATTTGAACATATCCTCTAAATTCTACAGGGGCCAAAAATTGAATTCCGTCTTCTATCGTTTCTCCATATACATCGTCATTGTTGGTGCGCTGCTTATCAACTTTATATAGAACCAAAGTAAAGTTCATGTCTCCATGTAACCACTCCTCACCCATATTAATATCTAAATTAAAGTCTTCTTCAGAGAAAAACTTATTTAATCTTGTAATTGGAACTTTATTCTGTGACATATTAATAAATACTTTGATTGATTTTTTTATATTATTTACTATTTTTATTTATAATATAATGGAAGAATTAATTTCAAAAACTCCCGAAACAAGGGCCCTTCAAATG